TACCAACCCCCGCCACTCCCGCCGCCAACAGCAACCGCAGACACTTTGGTCACCCCAGCGGGAGCGACCCACGAATAAGTTCCGGCAGTGGTGTAGGCTTGTTGACCAACCACGAATGAAGGCCAAATCCCAGCAGCCTTAGCCTGCATTTGCTGCTCAAGCGTCCACACTCCACCCCCTGCGAATGCAGTAGGAGACGGTGGCGTAGCGGATATAATCCCGCCCTTGTATCGCATTGACATGGGGCACTCCTATCAGGCGTTGATTTCTTCCCACGAAATCGTGACGACACAATCGTTCGCTGCGCTTGCGGTAGCGCCGATGGACTTGTCCTCAAGCAAGTAAAAGCCGGTGGTCTTGTCTGTCACGATGAGTGTGGCATCAGCAGGGACAGAAATGGTCGAGGCGATTGCAGTGCCGGTTCCACCAAGGTCATCTTGGCTGAAAATCTTGATCGTGATATCCACGGCAGAAGTGCCATCGACGTTCGCTACAACGATGGAGTTGATCTTGTAGACCTTGCCGCTGGACGCAGCGTTGTTCACAAGAGCCGTTGCAAACGGGTCAGCAGTGGACGAGATCAGGGTCGTACTGGTGTTGCCGTAGATCGCGGCGACATTGACAATGTTGGGATTGGCCACGGAAGTTCCTCCTTAGAGACCGAAGATCATTGCGAAAGCGATGGCTTGGCCCTTGGAGGCTCCAGTCGCTGCCGGGGTTGTTGACTGCCACGTTGTGCCGTTACTGGTCAGCACGTTACCAGACGAACCGGGCGCCACAAATTGAACCGCAGAAGTGCCGTTGCCGAGGATCACGTTGTTGGCGGTGAGAGTCGTTGCTCCTGTGCCACCGTTGGCTACAGGAAGCGTGCCTGTGACGTTGGTAGCCAGATTGACAAACGTAGTGGACGTTGTGCCTGTGCCACCATTGGCAATCGGAAGCGTGCCTGTAACACCAGAAGCAAGCGCAATAGTCGGAGTGGCCAGAACCACTGCAGCGGTAGCGCCCGCGCCGTCGGTGTAGACCATAGCCTTGGTGCCGTTGGCGATTGTCACCGTGCTGCCGGAACCCTGAGAGATCGTGATGGACTGACCGCCAGTGGTGGCGTTCTCGATGATCCAAACCTTGCTCACCGTGTTAGGGGCCAGCGTCACTGTGCGTGTGGCAGACAGGGAAACAGCGGAAGTGAGTTTGAGGTACAAGGCCCGCACGCCGTCGGCGGTGCCGTCGGTCATGGTGAACGTCTCGTCCGCATTGGCGGCCAGCTGCTCGGTGCTGTACCCAAACGCATCGGCAATCAGCTCAAGGTTGGTGTTGGTGCTGGTGCCCCAAGTGCCGTCCTCGTCACCGGTGGTGATCTCTTTGAGGCGGAGATTGTTTAAGTACGTCGCCATGTTTCAGCTCCTAAGCCGCTTTGTTCACGTCCACCCATGTGGGGGTCTGCGCGTCATTTATGTTAACCCAATTCGGAGTCTGGGCGTCGTTGATGGTTGTCCACCCAGCTATACGTACCGTTCCTACTGCACCAACACCCTGCACGCCTACAGGGATCACTGAGTCGTCTATCGACACAACGACAGAGTTTACTGCACCCGTTCCGGCTACACCTGTAACCACTGGCTTGACTACAGATACTACCGTTCCTACCGCACCAGTACCAGCAACTCCGGTAACCGCAACATCGGTGTCGTACGCAGGAGTAACGGTACCTACTTCGCCGTCACCTTCTACTCCGACAAACACCGGGCTGACTGCAGTTACTACTCCGCCAACTGCGCCAGTGCCTTCTACGCCAGTCACCGCAAACGCAACTGACGGGACACAGGTACCTACAAGTCCTTCGCCTTCTACTCCTACCGGAACAACAATAGCAGCGATGATAATGCTTACGGTGCCTACCGCGCCTGTGCCCTGAACCCCTACAGGGATAACAATATCATCAACCTGTACTTCAAAGCCGCCAATCTCGCCGGTGCCCTGCACGCTGTTAGAAACAAGCGTAACGCGGGGTACTACTGCACCTACTGCGCCGACACCTTCTACGCCGACTACGGCAATGGAATCGTTGACCGCAACAACAACGGTACCTACGTCTCCAGTACCTTGTACGCCAGTAACGCTAATGTTGGAGTCATACGCAAGCGCAACGGTACCAACCGCGCCAGTGCCTTGAACCCCCTCTACCTCGTAAGCAGGAGCGATACCGCCAAAGCCGTTATAGCCCCAAGCGCCTTCGCCCCAACCTTTGGTGTAGGTGGTAGCACCCATTACCTACCTCAAGCGATTCGGATGATCGCTGTAGCTGCAGCGGCGGCGGGAAATTGAATCTGAAAATCGCCGGAACTCACGGTCTGATCCCCACCAAAACTCAACACCGCACAAGCCGAGTTGGAGTTATTGGTGTTGTAGATCATCGCCCCGCAAGTAGTGAACGACGCGCTGGACCACGTAGTATCAGCGAAATCAGTGATCGCAGTGGTACCGTCAGCAGTCGGAGTGACGTTGGTGAGCGTGTTGCCCCCAGCCGTATAGCCTGTGCCGCTGGCCTCGTCGCTATTGCCAGTGATGTCGGAATAGTTGGTGCTGGCTGCGCCATAAGTGCCGCTACCTGCAGAAGCAGACTTGAGCAGTGCGATCTTGAACGTATCGCCAGTGGACGCAGTGAAGTCATGCAAGCCCTTGAGCAACTCAACTTTGAAGCTGGTCGGCATCGCGGTAGTAACAGTAATAGCCATGTTAAATCTCCAGTAGTTTCACAAGTTCCGGGTGCCCAGCGGCGCGGAAACGGTTTGCCAGCGTAGTGTGATTGGACCTCACGGCCTGCCGCATGTAGTGCACCAATACCCCACGAATTTCATTTTTGAACGCTTCAGCCTGATCACGGATGACCGGGTGGCTGTTGCCGCCCACTGAGATGATCTTGTTGAGTGCCTGCTCCGCTACCTCTTCGGGGGTAAAACCACGGCCAGAAACCAACATGGCTTTGACTTCCCCAAGTTCTGCGCCGCCAATGGTGCTGATCATCCCACCACCTTTCTTTTAACCTGCCCGTCTCGGTACGCGTCACCACGCAGTTTACCATCACCCACATTGATCAGCAGTGTAAGCGCCTGAACGTAGAGCTTCTCGTAGAAAGCTATCAGCCCTGCTTCACCTTGCTGGAACCGGATCGCCTCAACAAGAGCGCCGTTAAGCAGCGCAGAATCAAATTCATCACCCAACCACGTCGTGCCTGCAGTCACAATAGACTCGGGGTAGTACGAGAAGTGTATCTCCGCCGAGTAGTTGGCATTGGGCGTAGGTCCAAGAATGAACGTATTCTGATCAAAAACCGCGTAATGCTTCGGCTTTCCTGTGTCGTTTGGCCCCGGATACGCTTCACGAATGAAGTTGACGTCTTTGTTCAGCAAGTACTCGTAGTCGCCATCAGCGCCTATGACCGCCAAAGAATAAACGTAGAGCATCCCGGTCGGCATTGCCAGATACTTGTTGCCAGACGTCAGCGCCCCAGTTTGGTTCTTGCGAAACGCAGGCAAATCCACAGTGGTGTAGATTTTCTGCTCCGCTTGCTGGGTGAACATGGCAAGTTGATCTGACGTGAACGTCTGTTCACAGATGTCTTGTATGTTCGCTGTAAGCTGACTGTAGTTCACAGGACTTCCCTCGACTTACTTCTTGGGCTTTTTGTGCGCGGAATCTTTCATAATCCGCCCATCAGGCATACGGTGCTCGCCTTTCTTCACCTTACCGCCTTTTTTCATTTTGCCAACGCCGTCTGCAGCAAACGCTGGGACTTTCTTTCCGCCTTTGGTAACCATTTCCAGTTTTTTCATCATGTGCTCCTAAACTGATTACGCCATCGGCCCACGGGCCATAGTGCCCTTGGTAGCCGCGCCATTACCACGGGTCTTCACTCCGCTGGTTTTGACATCCGTGGACTTGTTTACGGTATCTACTTTGTACACCGTGGGGGTCGCCGGCATCACAACCACTTTCGGTCCTTTTGCAGTCTTCATGTTCGTGCCTCTCAAGATATGACGATCTTTACGTAACCTATTGTACCCCCTGCGTGAACTGAGCCACTAGGCTGCAGCCGCGCACGTTCTTGGGGGAACTCGTTGAAATCAGGTCTTGGGTCGCGCAACGCTTGTGGGTCATCTACCGGAAATTCCCCCAGATGCAGTTGCGGTTGGTCTGGGTCCCAGCACTCGGGGCAGGCTTTGACGTGCGTATCCTTGCCCTTGACGATCAAATTACGCAGCTCGCGCAGCTTATAAGGAAACCCACATACGTCGCACAGCGCAAGAGCTTTTTGCCCAGAAGCAAACCGGTTGCTCATGGTTACCTCGTATAAAACATACGTGGCACGAATTTAACAGGGGCTTTTTCTCTATCTTCGCCCGCAGCAAGTTCAAACTGGCGCTCGTATTCTGCCTGCAGCATTGGGATGCGCGGCATCAAATCAGGGTCTTTCTGGGCAATGTAGTACCCCAAGCCCGCAACCAGACACGGCAGAAAACGGAAGTTGATGTCCGGGGTCTGTACCCCGCTACCAGCATCCTGAATGCGGCGCATACGCCAGTACTTCATCACGTAGTATGGCTGCGCCTGCGTGCCTTGATCCGGCACCGGCCACACAGTTACCGTTGGGTGTTCTTGCCCTCGGTCAATGTAAAGCTGGATCGGTCTTCCTTGAGTAAGTTTATTAGGGATAGAAGAGTATGTAGAGACGCTGATACGGCTAATATTAAGATCAGACTGAGTACTAACATTTCCCGCCCCTGTACGAATGACGTGCTCCAGCAAATCAATCGTGTCATCTGGAAGAGCGTAGCTGGCTACACCTTGCTCCAAGTTAAGCGTCCCTTCTTCGATAGTCCACATGTTGATACCGCGATTCTGCCACTCAATAGTGAGCAGATTCATCGAGCGACGCGCAGTACGAAGGTCGTATCCCGAACGCATCTCACGTCCAGCACGTTCCCACGCTTCTTCAGCGATCTCGGTAAAATCCAAGTTGAACGCAGTAGTGCCGGACGTCGCCATTACTTATTCCTCTTCAACGGCTGCACGCGCTTTGGCGCACCCGCTGGCTGACCTAAACTCTTTTTCTGGGCAATCCTAGACCGCTTCTCAGCTGCGGTCATCTCAGAGGACGTTTTTGGCGTTTTCTCAGATACCCGCTTGGTCGGTCTGCAATACGGCGTGCCGCGTTTTTCCCCTTCCTGCCTGCCGCAAGCCTTGCCGGTACGCACGTCTTTCCAGTCCTCTTTGAACCAGCGACGCAACGAAGCACCTTTTTCAGTCTTGCGTACGGCCATCACCCACCTCGTTTACGGCACTTGGCTATAGCACCCGATGCGTAGGCGGAGGGGAACACGCGGTATTGGGCCTTCACTTTGCGGTAGCAAGCGTCTTTTACTGTGCCGCCACTCTTAAAGCCGTTACCCGGCAGTTTGCCGGGGTCTACTGCGCCCATCCCGCGACAAGGCATCATGATTACACCATACGACCTTTGGTGTGCCCCTTCATGCAGCAACCATCCGCACGCGTCACACCACCTTTGGCGTAACCCTTGGTCATGCCGCCGCCCATCATGCGCTTGGTGCCACAAGAACCGCCCTTTGCCATCTTCATGGGGCCAGAGCCTTCCATGTCCATGCGCTTACGGGGAGACATCATCTTCATATCCATCATTTTTTCGCCCTCTTGGATTTGCGCTGATCGGCGCGATTGAACTCTTTTGCAACATCCACCGGAATACCAGCTTTCGCTGCAAACTTGGGGTTGTGCGCGGCTGCGGCCATAAACTTACGTTGACGCTTTGATATAGACGGCATTACCACTTCGCCTTGTCCGCCCAGAAGGCGGCACTCATTTTGCCCTTGGCTATGTTTTTAGCGTGTCTCGCTTTAAACGAAGCGCGTTTTTTCTTCATGGCCTCAGACTCCCCCGCTTTGGGTTTGCCTGCTGTCTTTGCGCCTTGTTCGCCAAAACGAATAACTTTTTCTTTCCCACCTTCACACGCTTTTACGACGTGCGATTTTTTTGGGTGGGTAGGAGTCCGTTTCGGTTTGTTACAGGGCATAGCGCCCTTATCTACACGATTAGCCACAGAACACCGTCACATTAGTCACTTCGACTAGCGTCATAACAGCAAAGTCAGTGCGATTACTACGAGTGGTCAGAATACCCTCACCCGGAATAGTCACACTGTCTGAGAACGCTGTCGCCCCGCCGGGAGTTTCGAGTTTAAGTAGCGTAGCCCCGGTAGAACTGTTGAGGTTGAAACTCACAGACCCCGGATTGGTTGCACTTACGAAATACAAGCTCTTGATGCGCGTGCGAGGGAACGCCAGAGACCCAGTAGAACCAATCTTGACGTTGCCTGCAGATGCTCCGCTAGCTGTAATACTGCTTACCACTGTATAAAAGTTTGCAGAAGAGGCAACACCAGCATTCGCTCCAGTCACAACTTCAGTTGTGTTGGCCCCAGTCAGATCACCTACTTTAATACCTACGATGGTAAACGTAATACCGGTGTCATCCCCAGCCGAAGTAATACCAATCTTGTACCCGGTTCCGTACGGCGAGACACTCGTAGTAAGCAGAGTCAACGCGCCAGCCCCTGCAATAGAAGCATCGGCGCGAAGCACGTCATCATCTGGAGCTGGGTTTATCGCCCAAATATCATATTGCATGACTTACTCCTTAATAAGACCCTGCAGGATCATTGCTTTTCGTGCGGCGGAGCCGACCGGTGGGAGCCCCACCGGCGCAGCTGCCTGTTCTTTCACGGCCTTCTTGGCCGGTTTTTTAGCCTTTTCAGCGT